AATGTTTCCATATTTAAACCTGCGTCTGAAACAGCTTTCTCTGCTATTTCTAAATCACCTTCAGGTTTAGATTCTTTTTTAGGTTCTGGTTGAGATGTTTCGTTCTCGAATGATTTATCCTGAGCTCCTAATTTACTTTCCAATTCAGAATAAGATTTTGCCATGTCTTCTACAGACTTAAATTTTTCAGGCAATCCTTCTGGTCTTGGTGTTTCTTGTGATTGTTCTACTGGTTTTTCCGCAGTAGTCTCTTCACTTTTTATTGTTACTTCTTCTACCATTTTAGTTTCCCATTTCCTTCGTCATGTTATTTACTACTTGAGGAGCGACTTGCTGTGCTGTATCCATTGCTTGTTGCATTTGCTGTTGCTCCATTACTTGTTCCTGTTCAGCTTGTAACTGTTCAGGAGTTTTAATTAATCCTTCTGTATCAATGCCTAACCCTGTAGCTATTCTAGTTATTAAATCATTAGGGTTAAGAGCTTGTACTACTTGTGGATTTATTTGTGCCAGTTGTCCGATTTCTGCCACAAACTCTCTTAGTTTCTGTAAATCATTACCTCTACCAAGAGCCTCAATACCTGTAATAATAGTAGGTTTAATACTATCTTTAGGTAAAGTAGGAATTTCTTTTGTTTGACTCATTCTTTTCATTAACACTCTAACAAGAGGTAATTGTAATTCTTGAGACAATAAAGAATACACACCACCCATAGACGTTTCTAATTGTTCAGCCATGTATCTAATCTCTTGTGCTGTAACTCTTTCTGCGTCTCTTTGTATTGCAGTGTGTAATAAGAAAGCGTAAGACATACGCTCTTCTAATTTTTGAATACTTCTTTCTACAACTTGTAAGTCATATTGTTTGTTTGCTTGTAGTACAGCAACATCACCTTCTGAACCTGTAATAATGTCACCATTTCTTGTTTGTGCTAAATCTCTTTTTCTAGTAACTGCATTTGGTTTAACCATAAATACAACTTTACTAGAAGCCGCCGCACTTTCTACAAGTGATTGCGATAATCCTTCTAAGCTCTTGAGGTCACCCAAGAACTCCTCTACAAAACTTCTTCCGTAATTTTCATTATCTATACGCACCATTCTTAGTGCTTGATATGGCATAGCGTCTGCCATGATTGTACCAATAGTAGAAGGTATTTTAATACCCATTACTTCTTGGCATACATAAAACTTTTTGTTATCTAATTTATAAATATGTGTATAAATATCACAGTTGTCATCATCTTTATAATCACCGTTGACTTGCATTTGTTGTTTAATTTCATCATCAAGAGCAACGTGTGCTATACTTTCTTTAATAATAATTTCTATTAATTCACCTTGTGGGTCACGTCTACATACATATTGAGATAAAGGATAAACTCTCATTGTTTTGTTTTTTGGTAAATACGTTAGTACATTACCACCCACTATTAAATGTTTTAATGCTTCAAATACACTAACTCTTAAAGCTAGTTCTTCTATCTTTTTAGAAACTTCTCTTTCAATATCTGCTAAAGATTTTTCAACTTCTGTTTTTAATTCAGTTCTTTCTTCCATTTCTTTTTTAGCGTCACCACTAACTTGTAGTCTAAAAAATGGAGAGTTTGGGGGAAGTAATAAAAGTAAAAGTTTTGAAGCTAAATTGTTGACACCCCTAGCTCCAACAGATTGAAAAGGGCTGTATAAATCTGAAGAATAATTAAAACCTTCGTCAGGAATAAGAGACGGTATTGTTAATTCACTACATTCACGAGCTCTATCCAAGAACTGTTGTCTATCCGCTTTTAACTTTTCGTATCTTTCCCTAGCGGTATTTTGTCTTGTTACTGCTTCGTTATAATAGTCCATTTATTATCCAATATTTAGACCGCTACTTGTTGTAGCAGAAGTTGTGTTTACGCCAGAAGTCTGTAACATTTCTGTACCAGATTTTTTAGCTTTCTTTTTAATTTTCTTTTTATCTGACAACTCGTCTGCTGTTTCCAAAGTTGGAACTAATTGCTCACCGATAGGTGAAGCGTTCACAACTGGGTTTGGAGCAACAGGTTGAGGAGCAGGTCTTGAACCGCCACCGCACATATTTATTCTCCTTTGTTATACTATATTTAAACCAGAGTTTGAGCCTTCAATTCCACCCTGATTGTATTCATCTTTCTTTTTTTTCTTAGGCATGTCACCACCGACATCAATGTCAGAAGGTTCAGGATTGTCAAACGGATTGTCTTTAGGGTCATAAACATTTCCTGCTACATAGTCTTGACTTTCGTCTCTTGGTTTATATGTAACTGGTTTACTTGTTCCTAAGCACATTCTCGTCTTTCCTCTCCTTTAAGGTATTTAAAAATTTGACAACATCACGTTGACCTGCTTTGAAGTATATAGTCTTAGTATCATCTGAAAGCTCAGGTGATTTTTCAGGATATACTTTATTTAGCATTTTAATTAAGTCATCTACCGTAGTAGGTAAGACAACATCTTCTAAATTATCCATTTGTTCCTTCTAAAAAGGGTACTTTATTACCATAATGACCCACTGAGTGTACCCTTGTTATACTCAGTTGCTCTGTTTTCAAAGAAATTTGCGTGTTCAACACCATTTAATACCCAGTCTAACCAACCCAAAGGGTTACGTTTTACTCCATAATTAGGTTTTAAACTTAATTGAAGTAGTCTTCTATCTGCAATATATCTTATGTATTCTTTAACTTGGTCAGGTGTTAAGCCTTCAATGCCACCCATTTCAAAAGCTAAATCAATAAATCTATCTTCTAAATCTACCATATCTCTACATGCTTGATAGATACTTGCTTTAAATTTTTCAGTCCAAATATTAGGGTTTTCTTTTATTAAAGCATGAAATAGTTTTATCATGTTTTCTACATGGTGAGTTTCATCTCTAATACTCCACGTTACTATCTGACACATACCTTTCATTTTACCAAATCGTTGAAAGTTAAGTAGCATAACAAAAGAAGCAAACAGTTGTAAGCCTTCACCAAATGCAGAGAAACAAGCTATCTCTCTAGCTAGTCCTGATATTCCTTTACCTTTACTTTCAAATAAATAATTATGTTTGTCAGACATTTCTTTATATTCTTGAAATGCTTTGTAATCACTTTCAGGTAAACCAATAGTATCATTAAGTAATGAGTAACTGTGTGCATGGTTTGCTTCACTGGTTGCAATAGCAGACAACATCATTCTTATTTCAGGTGGTTTAAATTTTGGTATGTAATTATCAAGATACGCCTGAGCTATATCTACATCACCTTGTGTAAAAAATTTTAAAATTTGATTAATAAGATTTTTTTCTTGTTTAGTTAGTTTACTATTCCAGTCTCGTACATCTTCATGTAATGGTACTTCACTCGGTAACCAGTGCATTTTCTGTTGCATATCGTATGCTTTAAAAGCCCACTCATATTCGAATGGTTTGTAATGTACTCTTTCTTTAAATAAACTCATCTAAACAACTCAATCCCTTCTATAATAATTATTACTAATAACTCTAATGCCAAGATAGTGTGATACACTGTCCATAGCACTGTTTGTTTTTGTTTCTTTTTTTGACACTGACACTTT